TATCAATAGAAGATTGTTTACCTTCAACTTGATCTTTATTTAACGATTGTAAACTCTTTATATATTTACTTTGTGAATCTATTTTAGTTTTAGCTATATCAATCTGATGGTTTATATCGTTTAGTTCTTCTTTAATCTTAGCGTTTCTTTCTTTTAATAACATATTCATTTTAGAAAATATATTAATATCTAAAAGATCTTCGATAACTTGTCTTCTTGACCATGCTGGTAATTGCATAAATGGTATAAAAGAACTACTGCCAAGTACAACTACCTGATGAAAAGATTTATGATTAAGTTTTAATATATTTTGCTCTAAGAACTGTTGGAAATCTCTGACATTAGAAGCTTGGTTAATCATATTACCATTTTGCCAAATCTCTAGCTTGTTTGGTTTAATACCTCTAACTATTTTAAAATCAGAACCACCAGTAGAAAACTCAACGGTAACTAATGAACCTTTACCGTTTATAGAATTCACTAATTGCATTTTATTAATATCTCTATGAGCTTTACCAAATAAACCAAAAGATAGTGCGTCTAATAAGGTTGACTTACCAGCACCATTTTGACCTACGATTAATGTAGTCGGTGATTTATCTAATAATACTTTTATAGGGTCAGTTCCTGTTGATAGGAAATTCTGCCATTCACATGATTTAAAATGTATCATTTATACCACATTATTGCAATAGCAATAGTTGGTACTACCATAGCTATGATTATGTACGTTAATTCCATTATAATACCTCTAGGTTTTGAGCTTCTGTATAAAGCTTCCTCAATTCAATTTTTAAATGTTCTTTATCTAAATCTGTATCAACAGCTTCTACATAAGAATCTAATAATTCGGTAGTATCTTCTAAAGAGACTTTATCATCTTCAACACTTTCGCCTAGATATTCTTCAAATGACTCTGCTATCTTGAGTTCGTATGTATCTGTATTTTGTAATCTATCTACAAACTTATCAAACATATACAAATCGTTTTTATTTATTACAATTAGTTTAATGAATTTCTTTTCAAATTGTTTCATATCAACTTTATCATAATCAGTTTTTGTATCATCATATACTACCTTTTTAAATATAGTAATAGGATTTCTAACTGCTTCAATCTCTCTTGTTTCTGTATCTAATACATGAAAGTATTTTGGATCATCAACATCTGCCCAAGTAAATTCCATTTGAGAACCAAGATACTGAACATTACTTTGATGTGATTTAGTATGGAAGTGGCCACTTAATACGGACTCAAACCTTGAAAAGATATCAGCATTCATTCCATGAGGATTTGGTATTCCAGCCATCATGTCAAACCCTTTAAGTTCTAAATGAGCTCCAAGAATAGGTGCTTCACACTTCATAGCAAAATCAACATAATCTTTATAGTTACTATTATTAATCCAAGGGATAACAGCTACTTTTAAACCATCGTAATCTAATACTGTTGGTTTCATACATATATTTACATTTGAAGTAAAGTAACCTAATAACTCTTTTAAAGAACATAACTCATTTGTATTTTTATAATATACATCATGATTACCAGGGATTATATCCATAGTCATACCATACTGTTTGAGTGGTTCTAAAAAGTGTTTACGATTTGTATTTAATGCTTTAAAGTTTACAAACTTACGATGTTCGTAATAATCACCTAAGTGTAATACATTTTTAATATTGTGTTCATTACAATATGGGAAAAATACTTCAGTATAAAATCTACCTTGGTATTCTAAAAAGATATCCGATGAATTCCTTACACCGCAATGTGTATCATTAAGAATAGCTACTTTCATAATCCAGCTCTAGCTTTTCTGATTGCTTTTCTATACTTAAGAGCCATTTCACGGTAATATTGTTTTACATATACTCTTTTAGCTTTACGTTTAATTTCTTTAGCAAAAAGTTTCTTTCTTCTCTTTTCTGCTCTTAATATTTGTTTAGTAGTTAATTTTTTCATTACATAAATAGTTCTAGTTTTTCTTTTTTCTTTTCTTCTTTAGCAAATACTTTAATAGCTTCATCCTTGTGTCTTATTTGACCAATTCTTTGTCTTAAAGTATCTACATAAGCCATAGTCTCTTGAGCTCCTGCATCGTCCATACCCATTTGAGTAAAGTCTTCAATACCCATTTTCTCAATAAACTTAAACTTAATATCCTGTTGTCTTTTCTCTTTAGTAATTCTACGTATAAAAGCGAAATAACAAATTTGAGTAAAGTATGAGAACGCATTTGGTTTACCTGTTCTTGTAGCTGTTTCGATTTTATAATTACCAATAGCTCTTAAACAGTTTTCAACCGCATCCATTACCATTTCTTCACGATAAGTATACCTCACGAAGTTCGGTCTATGAGATAGCCCTTCTGATATTTTAATAAAGCATTTTGCGATATAATCAGTTACTTTAGGTATAGGTTGTTCTTTAGAACGAGCTTCCTGAACCAATACAGCATAATCATATACTGCTTGTGAAAACTCTTTGTTGTTTACATAATGTGCTTTATTCTTAGCCATTATAATTCCTCCATAATAGATATATTATACCACAGTTTAAGTCTAATGTAAATAGTTAATTTCTTTAATTAATTTCATTTAATTTCACTTTAGCTATTTACATATGTGAAAAAGTATGGTATAATAATATAGATATCCGGAGGAGGGGAGTATATACAATTAATGTACTATCTTAGGAACATTAGGTTTAATGTCCACTCCATCGTCCGAATACTTTTCAATCATTTGTTGTTCGTACTCTTCAAGTATTTCCTGTTCAGAACGCTGTTTCTCGGGAACCGATTGCTTAGCAGTCAGAGCTAGCTTAACATAACTCTCTTTAGCTGAATCTGAAATAGGAACATGCTGAATAATATGATTCTTTAATATTTTAAACACTTTAGCATCTGAAAATGGAAACCATGGTGCAAACTCATATGACCCGAGTATATTAGAAGATACTACTAGTGGTCGCTCAAGAATCCAATTACTGTCGTTATTCACTGATACTAGTGCGACAATCTCATCTCCGTTAACAAGTTTAAAGTGTCTGATATTTAAAGATTGAATATTTGTGTCCATATAATATTATTTATAACTTATAATCGAATAGTTTGTAATTAAATTTTTCTTTACTGTATATTTTAATTCTTTCAGCTGCATGTTGTAATGTATAGTTCTTTTTAGATTTCCAATGTAAATCATCTGCAATATCATATACAGTAGTATTAATACCATCATCACTCTTTCTTAATCCTCTTCCGATGCTTTGGAGAACCCTAATCTGAGACTTACTTGGTGAAGCAAAAATGATGTTATGTAAACGCTTAATATTAATACCTGTAGAAAAAGTACCCATGGAAGCAACAATAATCGCATCTTTTTGGGTCTCGGTAATCTCACGGATCTGTTCTCTTGTATCGACATCTGTTTCCCCTGATACATAAAATAATTTTCTATTATTATTTATTCTTTCTTGTAATAGAGAATGCAATGGTTTACCATGTTTTTCTACGTATTGAAATAGTATTAATGTATTACCATCTTTACATGTTTTATCAGCCAAGTTAACAATAAACTCGTTTCTTTCTTCGTATCGTACTATAAAGTCTAATTCATCTTGGTATTTTAATCTTGACACAATCTTACACACTTCATCACTATATTTAAGTAAGCATATCTTAATATCTAATTGTGATAAATCGTTATTATCAATAAGTTCTTTAGTAGTTGTTACCTGATACACTGGACCAAATAACCCTTCTAATACTAACTGATGAGTTTGTGAGCCATCAAGTGTTCCTGTTGTTCCTATACGATACTTAGCTTCTGTACATTTTTCCATTATAGACGTTAAGGATTTAGCTTTAAAATTATGGGCTTCGTCACCAAGAACCATACCAAAGTCTAGAAACCAATGTCCTGGCAGTTTATATATTGATTGCCATGTACTAATTAGTATTCTTTGTTTTAATCCAAATTTTTCTTTTCCTGAATATATCCTATGGCAATTTTCTGCTACGTCCCAACTATCCTTTTCTGAATAATCAGCAAAATCAGAATACATCTGTTCTACTAATGATGTAGTTGGTACAATTATTAAAACATTTTGATTATAGTGATCTAAAAAGTATCTAACAGCTAAATATATGATTAAACTCTTACCAGAAGCTGTTGGTGATAATAATAAAGATTTATTCTGTGATAAACACTGCGAGAGTGCATCTAATTGGTAATCCCTAGGGGTTATATCACTACCCTTCACAGAAAGGACTAATTGGGATAAAAAGGAATTTATGTCATGTGTATCTAATTGATATACGGTACTATATTTTTCACTCTCGACCTCATTTAGAGTATAATTTCTTATAGTGCAAAACTCCTGTAAGTATTTAAACAAACCACAGTATAATGTTTTCTTTCTAAGATCGTATAACCTAATTTTGCCATCCCACATACGGTTACGATATGCTGGCATAAATTTGTAACCAGGTACAAAAAAACAAAAGTGTTCTGATAACTCTTTTTCTATAGAAGCTTCGCATTTAATATGCATAAAGACTTCATTCTTTTTTTGTATAGTTATAGAGTCCATTATTAGATTCCGCTAGTAAACTTTCTCCATTCAATCATGTTTTTAATATTCTGATGTCGCCATTTAATATTCTCCATTATTTCTTTAAGAGTATCACATGTCTCTTTAAGGTAATCGATTTTACCTTGTGCTTCTTGTATATGAGAATCTGAATCATAGTAGTAATTCATATCGCCTTTTAATACTGTAAGACCATTTAATGGGTCGTAATCCCATCCTTTTTCATCAATTTGTTCTTGTGTTAACTTGCCGTTATAATGTAGCCATTTGTCTTTAAGTAGCACTTTAAATTCAGCTTCAGCTCTTTTCAGTCTCATCTTATGAACTGAATATATTTCTAAATACTTGGAGTGTAGTTTGGCGGATTGTCTAGAAGATTCATCAAGATTCATTTCATCTATTTCTGAGTCTTCTTTCCACATTTCTAAAATTTGTTGCAAATTATTCATATTATATATTATACTATAGTTTTATCAAAATGTAAATAGTTATTTTACTTCAAAGTAAGTGTATGAGAATGTAATGTCTACTTGAACAAATTCAATATCAGTAGACTGTGTATTAAAATCTACACCAGTAATTCCTGTTGGGAATATACCTTTAAATTCTATTTGTTTATTTACGTTATTATGTGAGCTCAATATCATTAATGTAGCATCTTCTTTATGATCTTCTGCAGTACCACTTTGTAATATAGTATCTAACCAATTAAATGTTTCAATATAGTTTTCCATATTTTCAGTAACATTTATACGAAGGGTCAAATCTTCAAACTGTAGTTTATCACCTGTTGCTGTTAAATTAACACCTCTATATGGTACAGAGACCGGTGGTAAATTGACAGATGGTAATGAGGCAGCTATACAAAAGTATTCAACATTGGCATATTTACCACTATTGATTTTAAATTGAAATCCAACTGGACTTAAAAAGTTCTTATTTGTTGTTAATGTACTCATACTATTATTTATACATAAAAAAAAGGGGTTCCGAAGAACCCCCTTAAAAAATAGTTAAAAACTATCCTTACTCCATGATTCCGTCAACTCTGAAGATTCTGTAATATTGGTTAGCTCTTGCTGCACCAGTATCATTACCAGCGGAGGCACCAACAAATGGGTTGGCAACCATACCGTATCTAGTTTTGAATCCGATTCTTGGTTGGAAATCGTTCTCACCAACGGCTTTAACCATTGTTAGTGGAACGTATGGACAATAGAACATACCAGCGTCATATGGGTTAGTACCTCTGTAACCAACACATACGAAATCAGTAGTTGCATATGGATCTATATACACTTTTAATCTACCGTTAAGAACACCAGCAAAAGTATTACCTGTGTCATCAACATTTAAGTTAGCACTTAAAGCAGGAGTGTAGTCTAATAGACCAGCTGCAGCTAAAGCAGATGCTACGTCTGAAGAACATAAGACAAAGTTACCTTTACCTCTTCTTGTTTCTTTAGCAATAACGTTTGCTTCTCTTTCGATTTGCATGATAAGACCTTTGAACTTCTCAACCATCCATCTACCGTCTGAATCAGTTTCAACATCAAACACACCTTTAACAGTTACGTTTGATTGTCTAGCACCGATTTTAGCTTTATCTAAAATAGTTCTCACCATTTCTCTATTGATTTCAGCTAAGATTTCAGATGAAAGGATATTAGCAAGTTCACCTTCAGCATCCAATCCGTGGATAGCTTTAAGATCTTGTGCAAGTTCCATTGTGTATTCAGCTTTTAAAGCTCTTGATTTAGCAGTTACAGTTGCCTTCTCGATTGAGAATGCCATCTGACCAAAGTCAACACCTGAAGTGTTTCCTAATTGTTCTGCTCTTGAAGTAGCCATACCAACACCAAAGTCTGATGTGATTGTTGATTCAGCTTCATCAAAGATACCGTCATTAGAGTCAGTATCAGCAGCTGAACCCAAACCTGTTGGATCTGCTTCGTGAGTACCCACACCTGAGAAGTCTGTATCAGCTTCATTATGTAAAGCCTCAGTACCTGTCTGGTTAGTGTATCTTGATTTCATTGCAAAGATAAGTCCTGTAGGACCACTCATTGGCTGAACGCCAGCGATATCGTAAGCAATTAAGTTAGGCATTGCTCTTCTGACTAAAGAAATAAGTACTGGGTCAAAATTATCGATGCCTGAACCTGTTTGGTTAACTGGTGCGGCTTCTGAAATCATATTCCCTTGTGCTTGATGTCTTTCTTCTTTTAGAGCAACTTCCTGGTTTTCTAACAAGCGAGCTGTTACACTCTTCTTGTAACGGTCGTTAATTTCTGGTGCACCTTCGTGCTCTAGAACTGGACCCCATTTTTCCATAAGTTTTGCGTCTGCATTAAACATTTCTGTTTTCCCCTTATAATTTATTTAGTAAAGTTTGTTATAGCTTGTGTGTATTTAGCCATAGAATCTGATAAGTCGACTTCGACATTATCTTCACCTAATAGACTATCTACTTCATCAACTGATTCGCTAACGTCTTGTTTGAAGTATGATTCTTTAACAACTTGTACTTTTGTTTCAAAGTTTTCTTTGTTATCAAATTCAATATCTTCAACCAAAGATGCTAATTTTTCAGCTTCAGTTTCAGCAAGCCCTTCAGATAATTCTCTCACAACTTCAGCTCTTTCTAAAACTTGAACTTTATTGTGTAGTTCGATATTATCTTCTGTGGTTTTGTTTAAAGTTTCTTCTAGTTCAGTGACTGATTCGTTGAGTTCATCAACTAAGTCAACCTTACCTTCAGGTACTTCGATGTAGTGCTCTTTGAACACACCTTGTAAAGAATTCATGAAGTCTTCAGCAATTTCAGTACGTAATCCGTTATGAATTGCAACTTCATTCTCTTTCATCCAATTTTCAACAACATAGTTAAGGTATGAATCTACCTTTTCTACGAGTGAAGATTGTAGGTCAGATACTTCTTCTTCAAGGTTTTGCGCGTATTCGCTTTCAAGTCTTTCAACTTCCTGTGTTAACTTAGATGTTAATACAGCTTCAAAGATTAACCCCGCCTTTCCTCTGAATTCTTCAGAAAGGGTTGCTTCCTCTTTAACTAATGCGTCTAAATCTTCATCAAAATCAACAGATTCTACTTTAGCTTTAGCTTTAGGATCTACGGCCTTTTTAGCTTTCTTTAAAGCAGCATCTACTGATGCGATTGATTCTTCTTCAGAAGTTTCGTCGACTTTTGCCATTTTAGCATAAAGTTTCTGCGCGTCTTCTTTTCTAGCTTTCTTAAGCATTTCTACAGCAGCTTGGATTACTCCAGCTTTAGTTTTAGGAATATTAACAGAAGGAGTTTCTTCTTTTACAGATTCTTTCTTCTCCTCTTCTTCTTCCTCTTCACCATGAGCGTCTTCTTTCTTAGAAGCTTCTTCAAGTTCTTCAGTTTCCTCGTTGACTACAACGTTCTCTTCTTCTGAACTCTCCTCTTCTGAAAGTACTACCTCTTCTGTAGCTATGTCTTCTGCTAGTTCATTTCTAATAGCGTCTTCTGACATAATTTATTCTCCTATTTTTGAGAGTTTAGTTTAGAGAGGAAATTTTTAAATGCTCGAATTTCAACCTCTGGAAGGTTTCTACTCGAAGTACTTTTTATTTCAGTCTCAATTAATTCAATATCTTGTGGCTTAATGATTCCATTATCCCATACCCATTCAACACCTTCCATAACTCCATTTACAAATGCAGATGGAGCACTAGGGTCTTGAACTATATCAACTGTGGCTAACATAAAGTCAGACCCCACATATTGGACACCATTCTTTGCTACAAGACTTCCCATACCACGACTTGATACACCAAGCTTAACACCACCTTCGAGCAGTCCTTCGACTATTTTGCCCATAGGGGTTTTAAGTATTGATGCCTTTCCTACAACATCATTACCCTGCCAATGCAGATTATTGATTTTGTGTGAAACTTTATCAAGGTTAACTGTTGGACCCTCAGGATGATTTAACTCACCAACAGCTCTCCCCGTTTTAACTTGTTCGGTAACGTATTTCTCTACAGCTTTTTCAAGCGTTTTCTTTTCGTAAATACGACCATTTCTATTCTTTTGGTTAGATTGCATAAAGACGCCTTCGATGAAATAATCCTTTCCACCGTCTTTCTTGGCCTCACATATGATATCTAACTCCTGATCTATATGTTCAGTAATAAGTTTCATTTTATTCCTGTTCTTCTTTGTTTCTCTGAATCAAAGTAGATGCTAATTCAATCTTCTTAGCGTCAAGTGCGTCAGTTATTTTCTGACCTAAGACACCATTGAATTCTTTATTAGCTTTATTGTTATTACCATCTTTTAAATGGTTAACTAAATTTTCTACTGACATTATTTATTCCTCACTATTATTTATAAAAAAGACGCCTTCAATACTTTAGAATTCATCTTCTGCCGGGTATAAACCAGCAGATTTTTCTTTAGCAATCTGTGCATCCATCTGTTTTTTATCATCTTCGTCCATATTTAGAATATTTTTAGTAGCCCATTCTATAGAAATAAACTTACCTACAAATTCTTGTACAGAGCCTAATAATTCAAACCTTTCCCTAATCATTTCCGATTGTTTCAGTTCTGAGAAGTAGTTATCTTCTATAAAGTCAAAGTGTATCTTCTCTTTAAACTGATGCCAATCATCTTTAGTAATTATACCTTTAAGTATAAGTTGAGTTTTTAATAACTGCATAAACAAATCAGAAAATCTTTTTCTTAATCTATCTACAAACTTTTTAAACTTAACTTCGTCTCTTGTTATTTCAGTGGTTCTACCTAATGTATATCCTGACTCTTGTTCTAATCTATCAACAGGAACATTTAAACTTCTATATAATTTCTTTTGGAAATATATAATATCTTCAATCTGTCCTAGGTTTTCACCACCTGGCAATGTTGATATTTCTGTACCTCTTCCGCCCTCTCTTCTAGGTAAGAAAAAGTCTTCTAACATTGACATGTGTTTTTTAGTATCTTTAATATCACCTGTAGTAGCATCATAAACTAATTTATTACGATACTGATTCATAATACCTTTGAGGTATTCTTCAGCTTTACCTTTTGGTAAGTTACCTACATCAATATAAAAAATTCTTCTTTCTGGAGCTCTACTTATTCTGTATATAACAAGTGAGTCTTCCATCATTCTTAATTGGTTGACTGGTTTAACAGCCTTTTGCAAATATGATAAGATCCTTTTCTTTTGAGGATCCATAACACCTGATGTACAATATGCTATTGAGTCAGGATATATTTTAACGCCTTGGTTATATTTTCCTAACTTATTGTCTTGATACAAAAAGTATTCATCTATTTTAGTTATTACATTTGCGCCAGTTTTCTGGTCTTTCTTTTCTTCTACTTCTTTCACTTTACGTAAACAAGTAGGATCAATATATCTTAATTCTTTTATACCTGCTTTTTGATTATCACCATCTAATATAATGTGATAAGGTAATCTTCCATCAACATACCACTTTCTGAATATATCATGTGAATATTGATTAAAATTTAAAAGGGTTAATATATACTTAAATTCTGCTCGAATGTTTTCTTTAATTTTATCACTAATTTTTAATTTGTCTAGTATAACATCTACAGGAGCTTCGTCATAATCTCCTACAATTGCTTCATTAATAATATCCTCTATAGCTTGATCACATTCTGGTTGAGTTGCTATATCTCTATACTTGTATATTAAATCGACATCGGTTTTTGCTTTGTCACCGTCCATATCGATATAAGCTCCAAAGTGGCCACCAGCTTTAATAACACCAGCACCATCATCTTCACTCTTTGGTACAAATGAAGGCCTTAAAGGCTCATCTGTTTTTCTCTTTATTTCAAATCCGAAAATTTCTGCCATATTTCAATCCTATAATATTGGAGGGACTATTGCCCCTCCTCTACTATTATTTATACACTTACGAAGTTGTGTTAGATTCCCAATATTGAATTTGGAACTCTACTGCAAACTCTTCAATAGCGTTTTCGTTATCGTATGAAAGATCGATCGCATTAACGTTTGTTGGAAATATTCCTCTAAAGTCATATTTCTTAGTTACGTTACCAGCTTTATCCAACTGTTCGACTACTGCATCTGCCATATAATCAATAGGATTTGATAACCCTACATTACTTACATTAGAATTCATGCCGTTCATCCATCTTTCCATAGCGTTCCTGACTTCCATTCCTGAGTCATTAATAACGGTAACACCCCATGGTTCAAAACTTCTATCACCCGCTAATTGTAATTGTCTGCCTCTGAATAATACAGGTACAGGTGCAATTATTGATGCAGGTAATTGTGATCCTTTACACATAAATGATGTTAGTTCAACATCACCATTCACGTATGATGGGTAGTTGAGCGTTACTTTGAAAAGGTTGGCTCTAGCACCGCCACCAACGAGTTTTGATTTAAAATCGTCTACTCCTAAAATTGCCATGTTATATTCCTCCCTTAACTAGATATCTCGGAGAATTCTACTCCGGATCTTGTTGCTATAAAATTCAACTGTATGAAATTGATACTTCTTGTTGGCTTAACAAATATGTCAGCAACAAAATTATTACTATCAATTACAGCTGATGTGTTATTAGTGTCATCGCAGATTACTGAAAAATCTGTTAGACCTCTTCTTCCTTTTACGTCCCTTAAGAACGGTTCAACTAAGTTTTTGAACTGGGCTCTTGTAAAATCGTCGTTAAATTCGAATAACTGGAATTTTGCAGCCGTACTTACAGCTTTTTCCATGACAATGAATAATCGTCTTACATTTATTCTATCAAACGCAGATGGTCTCTTCAGCAATGTTTTATCTCCAAATAATACAGTACCTTGACCAGGTGCTGATATAATTGGATTTACTCTTGCACTATAAAGAGAATCTCTTTGTCCAGATGTTGGATTAAATGCTAATTTAGTTATTCCTAATAGATTACCTCTATTAAATCCTGCAGGTGAGAACCATGCATCTGCTAATCTTTCAGATTTAGCACATAGTCCAGCCATATGTCCAGAAGCAGCAATGTATCTATAAACATCGTTATATTTATCGTATACATATACTGAACTTGAGTCACATGAGCCGTATGAGCTTGAATCTAAACCAGTAGCAAAACCAGTTACTGCAGTAAGTTGAGCAGATGATGATAGACCTTCTGTGTCTGATACTTCAGGTGATACAAAAGCTATACAATCTTTTCTAGATTCAGCTATACCAATTACATGATTTGCTGTAGCTACAGCAGCACTTGGACAGAACAGTAAAGATATATCCACTGTATCTGCATCAGCTAAATTATTATAAGCAGTTTGTAATTCTGAATCAGTCATTGCTGAAGAGCCGTCAGATCCATTACTAAATACAATAGTTTGTAAAGTAGTTAAACTTGTAAATCCACCTGTTACTCCAGTATGTGCTGACACTAATGTTCCTGCATCTTGAATTGCAGTTGCATCAGTATCATCAATGATACCTACATAAATGTATTTAGATTTTTGGTTAATAACATCTTTGAAAAACAAAGAGTTACCTGCCCCGTCTTTTGCATCAGAAGCCATTGAAAGATATTCATAAACTTCTAATACACTGCCTTTAGTACCTGTTATTAAACCACCTGTGTCTTTCACAACCAAATGAATTTCATCGTTAGAATCAGTGTCAATTGGTTTTGCGTAGTCAGATGTTCCAGGTTTTGTAGCAAACAATCCAGAATGTGACCAATTATTAAAAGCACTATCAGTTACTTTAGCTGTAACGAATTCTATAGATAAACTGTCGCCTAAGGCTCCAGCATATCTTGCAATCCAGTTATGGCCTGTAAGAGTAGTACCCGTAAATAAATCTTCATTCTGAATCGCTATTCCAGCGCCATTACTAGAATTTTTCATTCCAGAAACGGCTCCTCTAGTCACTTTTAGTGCGTTTCCATATTTTAAATATGACGCTGCTACTAAGAAGTGCCCAAAGTTACTGTTGTCGGGATTACCAAAGTTTTCAGCAAGTTCGTTTTCACTACTTACTTGAATTACTTTGTTAACCGGACCCCAGTTAAATTGTCCAGCAAATCCACCGATATTGGTGGCCACCGCTGGTACGACGTTTGTTGCATCAATCTCTGATACTAAAACGCCTGGTGATACTTGAAATGCCATCGCTTTATCCTCTATTTATTGAGTTAGTTAATATGTTATTCATAATACGGTTATATTCACTTACTATTATTTATAAAAATACTGTTTTTAATGCACTAATGGTTTGTGCTATCGTCCTTTCCTGCGTAATCACTTACCATAAATAATCTATTAGGATGTACACTAACTCTAAATTTGGTCATATCTTTACGATTAACTAACATTTCAGATGCTGTATCCTTTTCAGTTAACCCTATTTCCATCATATATTTTTTATTATTGAATGTGATTCCATGCTCTATAACAGGTCTTTTATCAAAAGCTTTAAGACCTCTTCGTGGTTCAGATATATCTATAATATCACTAGTAAATGTAATACCGTTCTTTTTCCAAGTTACGATATCTCCATCTAATTTCATTTCATCAACATGAAGCATAGTTGCTGATGCTGAATTACCTGTATCAAATTTTGCTCTAATGAGATTATCTTTCATACCATCGAGTTTTATACTCTCAATATATCCAACTTCTTGTCTCATTAACGGCCTTCTATTGTGGTCATCACTAAACCATAATAGTATTTCATCTAATACTTCAAAATCTGAAATCTTTTTAGTTTTCTTTCCTGTCTCTAAATTATACCCTAAGAAATGTGATCGTATTCCTGGACTGCCATTTACTTCTAATATGTAAAACTTGTCATCTACTTTACAATGATCTACTCCACAATACGAAGCTCCGGTACATCTAGCTGCGTCTATTACTAATTTCTTTTCTTCATCTGATAAACTATATGGAAGCGTTTCAGCTCCTAAATGTACATTGTTTCTAAATTCTTTTGATTCTTTTTTTCTTCTTTCAGCTGAACCAACTATTTTATTATTTATTACAAGAGTTCTTATATCCGATTCTAACTTAAAGTATTCTTGTATTAATAAATCAGCTTTAAATTTCCATAGAGATTGACATACAGATACAAGTGAGCTCATATCATTAACTTTTGATACACCAATACCTTGAGTACCCCGTAATGTTTTTATAATTACAGGAAACTTACCGCCTATTCTTTTATGTGCTTCTTCTATTGACTTAACGTTATTTACTATTGCAGTTCTAGGCACTGATATATTATTTCTTTCAAGTGCTAATGTAGATGTCATTTTATTATCACATAGTAACATTGTCTCTAAATCGTTTATTAAAAAGAAACCAATATTCTGTAACGTAGACACAAGTGCTTGAGATGTGAGTGATTTAAGAGCTCCTGCTCTAACAAATATAATAGTATTTTGAATATTAATATTGATTTGATTATCTTTTCCATCATAATTACGTATCTTAACTGAGCCAATTTCAACATCACTCGAAACCATATAAGCTTCATCTACATCAATTAAAGTATTCTTAATTTTATTTTTATCACACACCTTCTGCATTAATTCCGCAAAGGTGCCCTCCTCATCGCCGAGGCCCATAATTACTACATGTAAATCCTTAGCAGGAGTTACATCTTCTGTTAAATATTCTGTGAACTTTTCCATTCTGTTTCAAACCATATATTTCCGTCGTCATCTTTTATATATTTATTAGTTTCTGAATCTCCATTGTCTACAAGTCCAAAAGGTAACATGTCGTCTTGTATAGCTTTTAGTCTTTCATTATATAACATAGTTTTCATATCTATATTTGTAATTGTTTGGAATATATCAGTAGTTGTAAACCATCCAAACATAACTAAATTCATCATTAAATCATCATGATTTGGTGGTACTGCACACCAAGAATTTGCTTTAGATACAAATGTACTCATTTCAATTATAGTATTTGAATCGTAAATCATTAACTTTTTCTGTTCTAATAATTCTTTTATAGATGAACAACCAATTCTTTTTACTCTTTTGGTCATTGTACAACCTAAAGCATTAGCTTTAATTGTAGATTCTACAAACATATTTTCGTATTCTATTTCGTAATATAGCCCATTACACACTATGCCGCCCTGGTCATTACTTTCTATAATAACGTATGCTTCATTATATGTTTTTGCATACTTATATATTATATCAGGCATTAGCATTGGTGATATATTATTATCTCTAAAAGTAGCAACTTGTTGAAAAGGAGTTGTACTTACGTCTATAATTGTAAATGTACTATAGTCCTGAGCTCTACCTTTTGAAACATCAACAGTCATTACATAGTTATGACCAATTTCTGGCTCAACATACACATTAATATTTTCTTTATAATATAATGGACTTCTACTTTGTTGTGCTAATAGCGTAGATGCATCTATTAGAGTATTACCTCTGCCATGGAATGTATTACCAAACTCTTGGTCAAATTGTAATTCGGATGTATTAGCTATTGTTGTTTCTTTCCATTTATCATCTCTTCCTGGTACATCCCACCAATCAACCCTAAATGGTATAAATTCATTAGTTTTTTGAGTAGCACCTTCCCATAGTTTATGATATACATTACCTATACCATTTGCCGTTGATGTAATAATAACTTTAGTATCAGAACCTGCTGATACTACTGGATAAGTTGATGTATAGAATTGTGCATCATTCTCCACAAAAGCAAACTCATCTAAGAACAATAAGTTAATAGAAAGACCCCTGATAGAACTACCAGTTGTTGCTGATGCTAAAATCTTTGAATTATTACTAAACTCTAATGAACCTTTATTAAGTGACTTACAGCCAGGCTGTAAAAAGAATGGCAAATTCTCTAATGCTAATGTTATTCTGGATAGCATCTCTCTAGCAACTGCACCTTTGTTAGCCAATACAGCAATAGTTTTTTCTGGATAAAATATAGCATACCATAGTAAAAACACAACTGATGATATTGATTTACCACTTTGTCTACAAGCTAAAACGATATTAAATCTGTTTTCTTTAAACTGCTCAAACATATTACGCTGATAGTCATATAGCTGAAATGGTATTAACCCTTCATCTAGTGAAATAATCTTTACATATTTTTCTGCAAAGTACGAAGGATCCTCCATACATTTTTGATACTCTAAAATTTCGTCTTTAGTAAATGATGTTTCGACACCATCTCTTTTGACGTTAGGATTTCCTAAGTACCCTAATTCGTTATTCTTTATTGCTGACATCAATTACTGTATCTTTTTGCAATAACATTCTTTGTAAATCCGTTGTGCTACCTACAAATACATTATTATTAGTTATCTTTTTAGCTTCATCTCGCTCTTCTTTTGTAATATCTGCTTTATCTTTTTGAAGTTTCATTAACTTTTCAGTAGTATCACCTATATCTTTAATAGTTTTTGATAGAACTTCAAAGGCTCTCGGGTGCTCGCTCTCGCGTGCGAGCTCAGCTAAAACATCTAAGGACCTAGTGCCAGTATGTATTAAATCTCTATATGTTCTTCTAGAAAAATCATAATCATCTTTCACATCTTTATCAAGCTTAATTGGTCTATCCTGTATTTTCGTTGGGACATTCTTTTCTAAGTTTTTCATCATCTTATCTTTATCCATTATTCACCTTCAGTAATTGTTTTTGTTATAGTATAATTATCAGCAGTGTCTGTATTACCTACTGTAAAGTCCATTTGTTCAAATGTTTTTGTAGCATTTTCTTTATCATGGAAATCAACATTAACTTCTCTAATAACATTAACATCTGCAGTTGGACCATAAAATTTCATTTTCATTGTAAAGTCCATTTGATATATTAAAACTCTTCTTTCAGTAAACGCACCTTCGTATTGATCATCTATATTTACACCACCTAGAATTACTTGTACATCTTGTTTATGATCAAAGCCATCTACTGGCTTAATGCTTACTGCGTATTCGGGCTGAAAAAATGGTAATATCTGTTCTACTATTTGAAGCCCATCATCTTGATTTTTTACCATTACATATAATGACATACCTATATTATATGATGTATAATGTTTAATTGTTTTCTTTTTAGTTATATCACTGCCATGTGATTCACTAATAACATTTCTTTTTTGTAATTTTTGAGCCGTGTCTAATTCTAGGCCAGTAATCTCAAAAGCCATACGTGGTAACTTAATTGCTAATGGAGCATCAATCCCGGTTTCTTGGTCTAATCTTGCTAAGAATTTTTGTTTTGGTCCATAAGATAATGGTACCTTAACTTGATTTAATACACCACCGCCTGAAGCTTTTCTGATTACTTTAATATTATTAAATAAAGTACCAAAGACCGCCACGGACTTTCTCATTGTTGCGTGATAAAAATGATCTCCAAACATTATGGTTCTCCAAATGGATTACTTTCACTAAAGTCCATAAACCCAGATTCAAATGCTTCAAAGGCTATATTATCCGCAGCACCATCTGATATAAATGCCTCGCCTGATGTATCATTTAATCCATATATCTTAGTTATATTAACACTATATCCTGACTCATCACCTACTAATGGTTGTGTAGCTGATACAATAAAATCTCTTGCATCATTGGAACCAGTAACACCTACGTTTTGTAAATATAGTTTACCTACTGTATCTGATACTTTATCTCTAGAAGCAACTTCTCCAAATACAACGATTGCTGGAGTATCTCCTACCGCAGCTACTTGAGTTTGTCTTAACACTTCTCCTACTTTAGGATGGTTACCACCTGTCACAGATATATCTGATACAATTTGAAAACTGCTTTGTGATATCTTATCATCAATAGCATCTACACCAGTTTCAAATTCTTCGTCACTGTATTCAAATAATCTACAATTCATTTTATAAGTAGGTAAATTTGATAGCTGGAAGAATGGTGAATCATCTTCAACATACGAAATCTCAAAGAATGAATTAGTCATAGGTAAGAATATTAGATCGCCTTCTTGTGGCCTAGGACTTATTCTTGTGTCAAATCTACCAATAGACTGATTCCACATTTTACGCGATACCACGAATGTAGCTTCGTCTCTAATCTCTAATCCAAACTTAGAATATAAGTCCCCGTCTCCTTCAAACCCTTCAACATTTTCAAAATACATTTCAATTAAATAAGCGTCGTCAAAACTAGAGGCAGGATCCTCTCCTAAAATATTATCACGGTTAACTAAAGTACGAGGTATATAATAGACATCTTGTCCATATATTTTTAAAGATTCAATAATTAAATCTTCATATAAATTCTGCTCTGACTTTACCGCTTGACTGAAATATACATTTCTTGGCATATATTATCCTGTGTAAAAATCAACTGGTGCTTCCCAGTTAAGTCTTGCTTCTTCTTCTAATCTTTCTAAATCTGTTAAAGCATCATCATATAATTGTCTTCCGTTGAATGTAACACCTCCTGGCATTTGCATTCCTTCAAACTTTAATAAGTTTAAACCCCACTGTCTTTTTATGAGTGCTGTACAATATTTCTTTAAATAGTAATCGTTATATACATCTGTATATGTATCAGGATCAATAATCCTATAACACTCTACTACAATCTTATTACCAGCTTCGACTTCTTCAGACCAATCCATATGAATCGTTAATCTGTTTTTATGTCTTTCAAAGTTAATATGCTTTTCATCTGAATCGACGACCATATCTAATAAGTTTAAGTATTCCATACTCATAACATATTCAGATAGACTTCCCATAAACCCTAGGTTATACATATCATTCATATGTATTTGATACCTTACGTCAAACATTTTATCACCTGACTCAGTATCATTTAAAGGCATCATTCTAACTACATCTGTAATTAAATCATTTATTGGTATATAACCATTAGTAATATCATCTGATGTAACTGTATGTATTAAGAAAAACTTTTCTATTGCATCTTGATGATAGTGTTGGTAAAACTGTAAAGCTTCATCAACTCTGTCATCAAGCTGATCATCATCAATATTTACTTCAATGACTGGTGCACCTAATGATCTTAAGCAATAATCTTTAAGTGTATCTTTACTGTTTGGTTTTGCCATCTTAACTCCAAATTGCGCCTAATACTGTCTGTATTAAACTATCTTCTGAACTGTATGTAGTTTCGTCGCCATCGCTATTAAACTTATAAAAAGTTTTACCTCTGGTATGCACTATAGGTAAATCATCATCAGATGAATCATCAATAGTATCTAGATAAACTACATAAACAGTAGGATATGCATCATTAGTAGTACTGTCGGCTGATGAATCTACAGCTGGAGTAATATCTATTCTTTCTACTTTAGTGTTTTTTGTAATTGCCATTCTATTCTTCTCCTTTATTTTCGAGGTTATTTAATCTCTCCTCTAATCTATTTATAATGGTTTGTTGCTCTTTTATAGCTTCAACAAGTAAAGGTACTACTGCGGGATAATTTACTGTTAAGTGAGTTTCATCTTCTTTTGTAAGTGTTTTTACTTCTTTTATAACTTCTGGTAATACTTCTTCTACTTCTTGAGCAATAAAACCGATTTGATCATTAGCTTTGGTTTCATCTTTCCAATCAAACTGTACACCTCTAAGTTTAAGTGTTTTATCTAATGAACCTTCTAAATCCCTAATATTTTCTTTTAACTTTCTATCAGAACCAGTGGTTGTTGAAAAACCTATAAGATCGCCATCAGCGTGAAAATCACCATCTGCTTCCATAACAAATTTTAAGTATGTATTTGATTCTGCTATTGTAGTACTTGCACCACTTACGTAATACTTAATTGAACCTGGTATGCCTGTAAAGTTTTGTTGTATAAATCTTATAAATGCTGTACCACTAGATCCACCTGTTGGATAATTACCAAATAATGACCCAGTTGAAGAACCACTTATTTGTGCTCTTTGGTCTTCACCAGCCAATCTTCCGCTACTATTAATTTTTTCAGTACCATCTATTAATAATCCACCACTCTTAATATCAAGTCCTGATGAATTAATAATAGCTCTTTGTGTCCCATCACCAGTTTCAAATTTAATATGATCAGATGAATCAGAAATTTGAATAGTGTTTTGTCCACCATCATCAGATAAAATTAATCCTGCACTTCCACCCTTTATATAAAGATTATTATTAGTATGATAAGTAATACCTGGGTTTACAAATGTAGTTGTTGTTTGTGTGAATTCTAATTGCCTAGCGACTTGAACAGCACCAGTTTCTAAAATACTTAAACCAAGATTAGTATTATTAGTGTAAATTCTTAAGTGTTCATTAGAATCCTGTAATATCTTAATTTTATTATTTCCAGCATTTTTAAATACAATTCCATTTTCACCTGTAGCTGCTTTATCAAAGTAAAGATATCTACTTGCATCAGAACTAGTACCAATGTCAAGATTTCCAGTAATAGTAGCATTTCCTGTGACATCAATCCCTGCAGAAAAAGTGGTTAAATATCCTAAATTTATATAGTTAACTGCATTATTATTAGCATTGGTACTAATACTTATAGGATAATTACCAGTGTTATTTAATCTTATTGACCAAGTTCCACCGTCTGCAACAGTCCACCAAGTAGGTGAATTTGTAACATCAGTTTCTTGCATCCTTAAGATTGCATTTGATCCTGCCATTAGATGATTGTTTAATAATCCAATTGGTAAACGTGAATTGCTTAGTGTTCCACTTCCAATATTAGATGCATCCATTGCACCAAGTTCGGAATATGTTGGCTTGTGGCCTTCGTGATATATTTCATCACTGCCCCAAGTTAATTGGCCCGTTCCCGCTCTACCTAATGCAGTATTGCTAGAGTTACCAAAAGAAATATAACCATTGTTTGCATTTTGGACACCTGAAACTCTAATTGTATTAGCGACATTAATATCACCTATCCAAGCATCGTCTCCAACTTTAAAATTTGTTCCACTTCCATTACTTGTAGCGGTTACCGAATTAAATGATACACTTGAGTTATTATTAGTTGCCTGGTTTGAAGAGTATGTTGTATATCCACTTGGGTTAGTTGCATTATATGGTGTAAATCCTAATGCAGTTGTAACCTGTGAACTTGTTATACCTGTTAAGTAAGTATTATTCGTATCAAGTTTAACAGTACCACCAGCAGCTATTCTTACTCTATTGGCTTCAAATCGTATATAAGTGTCTGTATCTCCTAAGTGTCTTAAATATTCTGGAATATCAACTGCATTAGGTTCTATTTCCATTGCAGATGGAGTATTAATTGCAGATGTACCGGCATTTGCAATTAATTCAATATTCATTTGAGGAGAAGTAGTAGAATCAGTATTTACTACAATACGACCACAGTTACCTGCTTGTTCTGGTACACCAGCTTTGTGGTTAAATGTTACGTTTGCATTTCCGTATCCATCATTATGGGTAAGTGATACACCACCACTTCCTCTACCAGCAGTTAAAGAACCTGATGTTGAATAGTCACCTGTACCTGCTAGTTTATTTGTAAGGTTACTAAATGCAAGACCTGTAATATAACTAGCACCATTTGTTAATTGGTTATTGTTTGTTGGAATTGTTGGAGTACCAGTAAGATTGGAATATGCCATTGTTCCGAGCTCGGAATATGTTGGTTTATGTCCTTCGTGATATACTTCATCACCATCATCGTGAGGATTGACTCCTGTAGCAGTTGTTCCATTAGGGGTAAAATATAATTTATCTCCAACACTTCCTAAAAATGCATCGGTTCCAAATGCATATCCAGCATTGTCTGTACCTGTTAATTGTTCATTTAATTGTAACCATTCGTGATATATAACAATAGTATAATTACTAGTATGATCAATGTGAATTGTCGGTTTATTTGTTGAAGAACTAATTATAAATTCTGGGTGATTACTACTTGTTCCACTTTGTCCTGTTACATTAACTCTCCAAGTTCCGTTTTCATTCCAAAATACTGCAGTAGCACTTTGATCAGTTCCAGTTCCTGAAATATGAGCAGTAAATCTATAGTTACCACCTGTATCTAAAGAAGTTCCGTCGTGGTATAATATTTCTTGAGGTGAAGATGAACTTACAACATAGTTTCTTTTCCATGAATGATAAGCATCTGAAACTGAAAATCCAGCATCTGGAAGAGTAAGCTTACCGGTCATAGTGGTGTTACCTGATTTACTAATACTAACAAGATCTGCATCAACATTTGCACCACCAATAACAAAGTTATCAGTTGCATCATCATGTCCTATTGTGTATTGAGCAACACCCGCATTAAAAAATTTAACCTCTGTATCAGAACCACTAGGAGCATCTAATCTTATTCTTGCATCGCCTGAAGCAGAAGTAATATCTAACAGTTCTGTAGGAGTCATTCCTATACCTACTTTACCATCAAATCTCGCATTACCTGTATTAGATATAGAAGCAACATTACCTGTTGTTTGGTTTCTAAATATCCAACCTCTATTAGTGGTATTATCCATTGTAAAGTATGTAGCCCAATTCCCAGTAACAGAGCCATGAGTTCCTGAGCCTGGTGTTCCAGTAAACATAATTCCAAAAGATGGGTTAGTTCCTGAAGCTGCAGCACCATAAAGTGATAATCCTTTTTTTGTTGTACTGCTTGTGTTGTCTACACCAAGAGTTTGACCACTTGAAGCAACAAAAGTAGCATTTCTATTGGAATCTATAACTGTTGTTGATCCAAGGATTAACCCACCTGAAGTAATTTTTAAATCACTACTTGAGATAGCTATTTTTTCTGTAAATGTACCACCTTCTCCGCTCCAACTACTTCCATGTCCTATTCTGATAGCACCATTAACACCCATTATCATTGCAGGTGTATTAACACCACCACTGTCTTGGTTGCCAATCATTATGACTTGTGCTGTGCCTGTCTCTGTTACTTTTAGTGCACCCGCTGCTTGGATGTGTCCACTAGATGTAATAGCACCACTAGAGATAGTTCCTGCAACAGTAATCCCCGAGGTGTTAACGGTTAGTTTTGGATTTGCATTATGACTACCACCTATACCAACCTGCACAAAACCGCTTGCATTTGAGTTAGTAATATATAGGTTGCCGCGATTGCCTATCATACCATAACCACTGAATTCTACTTCATCTGTTGCAGGTGTGCTATTAGTCAAAGCTGTTCCTGTCACTTTTACACTGTTATTTGTAAGAAGTGTACCAGTTATATCTGCACCAGCAGAATTTAGTTTTAATCTTTGGCCGCCGTTTGTAGTAAACCCTAATTCGTGATCTG